AAGAGCACAGAAGACGTGCGTTAGCAGGAGATATTGCAAGACTAGCATTAGATGTAGAAGAAGGTAGTGCCAAGATAGATGACCTAATCAATAAGTTCTCTGAGTTTGAGCATCAAGAAGTAGAGGCTGATGTACCTGAGGCAGTTAACATGGAACTATCAGACTTATACCAAGCACAGATAGGAACACCGGGATTACGTTGGAGATTAAAATGGCTTAACCAATCACTAGGTTCTTTACGTAAAGGTGACTTTGGTTTCATCTTTGCTAGACCTGAGACAGGTAAGACTACGTTCTTAGCTAGTGAAATAACACATATGATTCAGCATACTGAAGGAGATATCATATGGTTTAACAACGAAGAGCAAGGTAAGAAAGTAGCTATCAGATGTTACCAAGCCTTGCTCAATGTTAATAGCCAACAACTATTCGACAACATAGATGACAACAGTAAGAAGTATAAAGAGATGACAGGAGGTAGGCTTAAGATATATGACTTTGAAGATTCATCTACAACAGGTAGGATAGAACAGATACTAAAAGAATCTAACCCAGCATTAGTTATCTTTGACCAGATAGACAAGATCAAAGGATTTAAAGCAGATCGTAATGACTTGCAACTTAAGCAGCTATATCAATGGGCTAGAGAGTTAGCTAAGACATATGCACCAGTGATAGCTGTGAGCCAAGCAGGCGGAACAGCAGAGAATAAACTATGGTTAACAATGGATGATGTAGACAGCAGCAAGACAGCAAAACAAGGAGAAGCTGACTGGATACTAGGTATAGGTAAGGAGACAGATAACACAAGTAACATGAGATACTTAAACATTAGCAAGAATAAATTGCTAGGTGATAAAGATAGTCTACCTGATCTACGGCATGGTAATTCAGCAGTAATTATTAAACCAGAATATGCGAGGTTCATGGACAAATGAAATACTTAACACTAGATGTAGAAACAAACATTAGCAACAAAGGTAATCCCTTTGACCTAACTAACAAGCTAATGTTAGTAGGACTAAAAGATAAAGGTATCTATGATATCGAATACTCCGTTGACCCCTATAAGGAATTGCTAGATACCATCCAAAATGCTGTGGATGAGGCAGATGTGCTTGTAGGGTTTAACATCAAGTTTGACTTGCATTGGTTACAAAGATATGGTATAGTATTTAAAGACAAGAGAATATGGGATTGTCAACTAGTAGAGTTTATACTAAAGAATCAATCACAACCTTATCCATCTTTAAATGCAGTTGCAGAGTACTACGAGTTAGGTACTAAGTTAGATGAAGTAAAAGAAAACTACTGGAAGAATGATATTGATACTGACAAAGTACCTCTTGACATACTTACAGACTATCTTTTACAGGACTTAGCACTAACAGAGAAAGTTATGTATGAACAAATAAAAGAATTAGAATCACGTCCTGAGCTTAAAAGACTTATCTCTTTACATAACCAAGACCTAATGGTACTACAAGAGATGGAGTTTAATGGACTTAACTTTGAATATGATTGGAGTAACACACTTGGACATGAGCTGGAAGAACAGATTGCAAAACTTAATGCTAGGCTTTTTAAATATCATAATTATCCTGACTTTAATCCCAATAGTGTGGATCATCTTTCTGCTTTTCTTTATGGTGGAAACATTAAGGCTAAGCGTCAAGTACTTATTGGTGAATATAAAACAGGACCTAAGAAAGGTGAAGATAAATATAAATGGGAAGAATACTCAATACCATTTGAAAGAAAAGTTACACCTATCAAAGGTTCAGAGCTTGCCAAAGAAGGTTTATACTCTACTGACGAAAAGACTATTAAAAGTCTTAAGGGTAACAAAGAAGCTATGGAAATACTAAACATAATACTTACACGAGCAACATTAGAAAAACGAATGACAACTTATTACTTTGGTCTAACTAAACTAACTGACCAAATGAATTGGAAGAAAGGTAAGATACATGGGCAGCTCAACCAATGTGTTGCCAAAACAGGAAGGTTAAGCAGCAGTAAGCCTAACCTACAAAACTTTGATGGAGAGATTAAAACACTCTTCACATCTAACTATGGAGACTAACATGAGTGCAGACAAACAAGAACATGACATGCAAACACAGATGGAAGAAGCACACCATCACCATACAGCATACGAGTTCAGTGAAATGATACTATCTCTTGGACCTAATGCAGTACTAGCCTTACTAAATGAAGATGCTAAACGTGAGCTAAGGCAAAGTATTATCATAGAATACAACCACAGACTAGTGGAAACTACAGGACTATAATATGTTATTAAACGCAGATGCTAAACAACTTGAATGGATAGGAGCAGCCTATCTATCACAAGATCCAACAGCAATCAAAGAGATACTCAATGAAGTTGACCAACATGCAGACAATCAAAAAAGATTTGGACTGCCTGACAGGTTAACAGCTAAGACTTTTGTATTCAGATTAATTTATGGAGGGAGTGCGTACTCATACGCTAACGACCACAACTTTAAAAACATAGGTAATGAAACATTCTGGCAGAAAGTTATTGATGAGTTCTATATTAAATACAGTGGTCTTAAAGAATGGCATGAACAGATATTCTTTAGAGCTAAGAAAGATAACTGTTTAGTTATGCCTACAGGTAGACGTTATGATTACTATCCAGAAATTAATAGTCAAGGTAATCCTAAGTTTCCACGAACAAGAATATTAAACTACCCAGTACAAGGGTTAGGTGCAGACTTAATGGCTATAGCTAGAGTATCCTTACGCAATAGACTTAAAAGTAAACACAGTATACAATTAATAAATACAGTTCATGATTCAATAATGCTTGACTTTGATCAGAAAGTATGGGATACTAATAGTATAATAAAGTTAGTTGATAAATGTTTTAATGACGTACCTCTTAACTTTGAAAAGTTATTTGGTAAAAAGTTCAACCTTCCCATGAGAGTTGAATGTCAAATAGGACCATCATGGGGTAACATGGAGACTATAAATGCAAATTAGTATTATAGATGTAGGAAGTTTAAATACGCATTCAGCTAAGAATGGTAGACAATACCAGTCATTAGAGATAACGTATAAGAACGAACAAGGACAAGCTCAATCCAAAAAGCTTATGTCATTTAGTGCACCTGATGTATTCAAAGCTGCACAAAGCTGGACCAAAGGAGACAGCGTTAACGTCTCTACTAAGAAAGATGACAATGGTTATTGGCAATGGATTAAGATCCTTGGTGAAGGAGAAGTAGATAGTCAAGCAACTGTAGGAGCAGCAGTAACACAAGCAGCTAAACCTGCAGCAGCTAGAACTAGTAACTATGAAACACCAGATGAAAGGGCAGCAAGACAAGTAATGATTGTACGTCAGTCTTCTCTTTCAAATGCTGTAGCAACCCTAGCCTTAGCAGGTAGCAATACAACACAAGGTAGTCCTAGTGAAGTTATAGCCCTGGCTAAGCAGTATGAAAACTGGGTACTAGGTAGTAAAAATGAGCCATCACTAGATGACTTTCCAGATGATGCACTTATTTAGGAAATAAAATGGAAGCACTAATTGACCATGATTTAGTATGTTTTAGAAGTGCAGCAAGTGCCGAAGATGATTCGCTAGATATAGCAATCTACCGAGCTAACCAACTTATGGATAGGATAATAGAGAAAGTAGGAGCTACAAAGTATCGAGCTTTTCTTTCTCATCCTATAAACTTTCGTAACGATGTCTTAACAACTTACAAAGCAAATAGGAAAGGTAGAGTTAAACCTAAGCATCTCCAAGCATTGAAAGATCATGCACTAGAACATATGGGAGCAGAGTTAGCTGCCGAGGGGTTGGAAGCTGATGATGAGATGTCAATAAATCAAACACAAGATACAATCATATGCACTCTTGATAAGGATTTATTGCAAGTACCTGGTAAACATTTCTCATGGGAAATTAGTGGTAAGAATTGGACAAGACCTGATACATTCTTTGAACAAACAGAACTTGAAGGTCTTCGTCTATTCTTTGAACAGTGTATTATAGGAGATACCTCAGACAATATAGTAGGTATAAAAGGACTAGGAAAAAAGAAAGCTAAGAACATGTTAGGTAGTTGTGAGAGTGCTGAAGAGATGTTTATAATCGTTCAGGATTTATACAATAATAACGATAGGTTTATTCGTAATGCTACATGCTTATGGATGAAAAGGTTTTTAGAAGATAATTGGAGAGATAGGTTTGAACAATTTCAAAAGCAAACTGGAGGAGAAAGCCTGGATCTTACTGAAAAAGAATTTTCCATCAGTTAAATATGAACCAGAAGATATCGCTTATATACAACCAGAGAAAGAAAGAAAGTATACACCAGACTTTAAAATGGCAAACAATGTATTTATAGAAGCCAAAGGTAAGTTAGATTTAGATACTAGACAGAAGATGGTTTGGTTTAAAGAACACAATCCGAATGTAACCATTATCTTTTTGTTTATGAATCCTGACAATAGGATAACTAAACGAAGTAAAACTAAGTATTGGCAGTGGGCAGAAAAAGCAGGGTTTGATTGGATTGACTTTCGTAAAGATTGGATCAATCAATATAAACAATTAGTGGAGAAACATACATGAAACATTTAGTAATCCCAGATACCCAGGTAAAGCCTGGGATATCCCTTGATTATCTTAAGTGGATAGGTCAGTATGCTGCAGCTAAGAAACCAGATGTAATTGTTATGATTGGTGACTTTGCAGACATGCCTAGTTTATCTAGTTACGATGTAGGTAAGAAATCATTTGAAGGTAGGACTTACAAAGCAGATGTACGAGCAGTTAGAAAGGGTATGGAAACCTTACTAGCACCTATTCGTAAAGTACAAAAACAAATGGCTAAGGCTAAGAAAAAAGTATGGAAACCTAAGATGATATTAACTCTAGGTAACCATGAACATCGTATAGACAGAGCTGTTGAGTATGATAGGAAACTAGAAGGACTTGTACAAATGGAGGACTTAGGTTATGAAGAAGCTGGTTGGACTGTTTATCCTTTCT